GCTTAACACGTCCACCTTGTCCCCACATTAAGTAGGTCTCAATGTCAGTTGCTACTTTAGTTAAGTGAGCAGCTTCCATAGTAGTTAAGAAAGTACGTGATAATGTACCATTGTTCATAGCTCTCTTAACATAATCTTTACCCATACGAGATACCATAGTCTCCATATCAGCAATTGCTGGGTCTAAAGACTTATCAAAGTTTCTCCAGATTTCTGTTACAGGTACAGTACCATCAGCATTCAATCCACCTTTGATCATAAGATCTGCACGGCTAGAGATAGAATAATGTACGTGTGCTTCAGCTCCTCCAACAAAGTTGTAGAACTCACGGTATCCTGAACGAGTCTGAATATCAGAGAATCTTTCTCCATACTCACCACGTGCAGAACCCTTACGGAATACTTTAGTACCACCAGCTAAGAATTTATTATCCAAGAAACGGTAGTTATCAGTGTTCACTAATTGAACAGTGTAGATAAAACCATCAGCTACTGGAAGAATATCATCTTGAGTGATGTACAATTCAACTCCATTGTATTTGTCATAAGTGATAATATCACCATGTCCAAATTCACGTTTGTTGATCTTAATCTTGAAAGTAGTACCATCTACACCTTTAGTCAAGTTTGCAGGTTCAATGTCTTCAATGATATAAGCTAAATCTTGTACTACTGGTATTTGCCACTTGTACTCTCCTCTAGCATTATCTACATTGATAACATTCTTTCCTCCAAATGATGACATCTGGTAAAGAGGCATTTCTACTTTTTGAGCCATAGCCCAAAGATCTACTGGACCTAAATCCATAGGTTCAGCTGTTCTTAGCATATTTACTAAGTGATAGGAGTCAACATGTGAACTAGCTTGGTAGTTAGTGTCACGCAAGAAGACCCCATTGTTTAAAACTGGTGTTGCCATTTTTTATTGAGATTTAATTGTTTACCGTTTAAAAAAATTATTGTTTCTAGGTAACCTCTTGGTTACTGTTTCTTCTTTCTCTATCACAGGTGTTCCAGTAGTTCTTTTAACTTGTTCAGTCTTTAACTGTCTTGCTGTTTTCTCTACTGCCTGTGATTTACCTACTTCTGCAATTCTTGATTTATAACTGTCTGGGTCAGATAATAACCACAGAGCTTCTGCTATAAGACCATGATTAGGTTCAATAAACTGGTATTTCTCCAGTAAGTGACCTAACAGATTTGTAGGTTGTCCTGATATAGAAGGATAAGAAGGCTGTGTTAAACCATTGTATAGTAAGGATTGAGTTTTCTTATCTAACTTAATACCATTTACTTCTCCTGGTTTTAATGTTTCATATACACTATGCATATAAAACTGAGCAGCTTCTTCTTGCTTCTTTCTATAGTCTTCCTGCTGAGCTATCTTTCTAGCAACTTGTTCTTTTTCCTTTTGTTCTAATTTTGGTTTAAACTTAAGTGCTTTCTTTTCTAGCTCATCTCTATCTCTTAAAGATTCTATCTCTTCCTCAATCTCTTCTGCTGAACCATACTTAGTAAAAGTAAGATACTCTCTTACAATTCTTTCTTGGTCAGAAGGACTATTAGGATCTAGAGACTTAACTTCTTCTACTTGAGATAAAGCTCTGAATACACTTTTAAGATCAGTACCACCTTCCATTACATAAGCTGCAGCAGCTTGTAACTCTTCTGGTAGAGATCCAAAGAATTCAGATGGAAGTTTTTCTGCTAGACTTCTCTCTCTATCTTGAATGTTTGCTTCAAGTAGTTCTTCAAAGTCTTTAATGCTGTATTCTTCTAGTGGTTTGTCATCATCAAAAGGTACTAATTGACCTTTCTCTATAAGCTTATTCATAAGCTCTACAACTCCACTCTTCTCTACTTTAGGTCTTCCTGTTGTCTTAGTTTCTTCTTCACCAGTCTTAGGAGCAGATGCTTCTAATGGATCAATTTCAGCTAGTACATCAGAAAGAGCTTCTTTAGCAGATTCTGAAGAATCTTCATCTTCTTTACTGTCAAGGAACGTGGTGTCAACTTTACCTTTTGTAAATACTGAGGGCTTAGTCTCTTGTGGTAGCATTATGTTTTCTGCTCCTGGAGTCCCTAGTAAATCATCTAGGTTGATGTCAACTTGTTCTACTACTGTAGAATTTTGGTTTTCTGTACTCATATTCAATTTGGTTTCATTAATAATATACTCAAAATTATATATTTTAATTTATATAATTAAAGTTTAAGACTAAATTTGATGCACTATATGGCTAACCACATTATTTCTTTTTCTTATTTGTGGTAGATTTATCCTTTTTAACATCATATTTATTCTTATTCTCCTGTGCAATTTGCAATTGTGTTTGTGCTATCTGCTGCTGTGTTGCTAGCTTTTGTCTTTCAATAGACATTTTATCAGCATGAGATTGTCTCTGCATATTAATCTTTTCCTGATCTATTGTAGCTGCAGCTTGATATTCTTGAGTTTGCTGTAAGTCTCTAATAGCATCTTGGAAGTCAGATACTTCATTCTTATTAATATCCTGCATAGCACCATAACCAGCAGCTTGAATTTGTCTCTCAACAATTCTAGTCTGTCTGTCTTTCTCATTCTCAGCAGCTTCAAATTCCATCTTCATTTTTTCTTCTTGTGCCTTAGCCTGAAGAGCTTGTTCTTGCATCTGCTGTTGCTGTTGCATTTCTTCTCTTCTAGCATTATTAGTCTTTTCTTCTACATCTTTAAGTACATGAGTAATCTCAGACATAGAAGTAGCTTTAATAATATTACCTAGATCATAGATAGAAGCACCAGAAGTATTATTAGATAATGCTAATTGCTTAAGTTGTTCTACTATATTTCTTTGATCTGCTCTTGTTACACAGAATACATTGATATCTCTTAGTAATAGATCAGTACCATTTATCTCAAAATTCTTTTTCTCATCTAGACTTGTGATATATTGAAGTCTTAAAGATGGTTTAGTAGAATGATAATACTGAGCTAAGTCTGTTCTCATAGAGTGTACTCTAGGCATTAGGTAATCTGAATGCTGTATAAAATACATTTCTGTCTGAGCATAACTAGATGATACAGCTTGTTCAATACCTTTAGCAGTATCTGATTGAGCTATTTGTTGACCCATCCTTTGTGGAGTAATACCTATAGTTTCAAATGCCTGCATCTTAAAGTAGCTAGCAAGTTGAATTCTAGATAGTAATCTTTCTGTTTGAGATAAGTCTAGTTTCTGATAATGCTGGAATGATAATGCATTTTCTGTATTAGTTATAGATGTATCCAATGGAAGCATCTGGAAGTTCTTCATAGCAACATATGCTTTTGCTAGATTATTCTTTCCCCAGTCTTCTCCCAATGAATGTCTTGGTAATGCATTTTGATCTAACATGATTACAGTACCTAATTCATCTACTAGGATATCTGCAATTTGATTATTTACAATATTGTAAGCTATCTGGAATGGCTTCATTAAGTCTACTAAAGATGTAGATCTAGTATTTCTATCTGAGAATACTGATCCTTCTACAGGAAGTTTACATCCATATAGTGAGTCATCTCCTTTAAATTGAAACTTAAGAGGCTTAATTCTATTCTGGTTAATACCTAAGTATAATGGTTGGATACCACCTGGGCTTTTAGTACCCCAGAAAGTTGGATGGTGTGGACCTATCTTTACTCCACCCCATACTTGGTTAATCCATATCCAATCTATGTGTTCTCCAAATACTAGATTATCTTTAGTCTTGTTAGTAAATAAATCTGTATTGTAAATAGGTTTATCTGTAACCTTGTAAGCTTCTGTTACAATATCTTGTGTTACTAATCCTGTTTCATCTATCTTAGTTAAGTGTCCTACCTTTCTCTGTGATTTCCAGTATACAGTAGTAACTCTTAACATGTCAGTCATACCTAAGTCAAAATAGTCTTCATTCTCTGACATAATCCAGTTAACAATGTCTCCACCCCGAAGACTATTATCCCACATAGAAGTAAACTGGCGGTAAGCCAAAGAAGGCATTTGAGTATTCCACTCATGTGATTTAGTAGCATCATAATAAGATCCATCATTTTGATAACCCTGTATTGGGTAACCAGCAGATCTTACAGGATAAATCTGCTCTAGTGATAACATTTGTTCTTCAGTAAGTAACCATCCATATCTATCAATAACATCTGCTACTGACATCATATCAAACTTACCTACCCAAGATCCATCAGAAACATATCTTACTTCTGGTGACTTATGATAGAATGATACTACAGGATTCCATAGTTCTACATCATAGTCATCTTCCATCATACGAAAGTGCCAGAATTCTCTATCTGTAATAAGCATATCACGGAAGCCTCTTTCTTCAAGCTCTTCCATTTTAAATCTTTCTTGATCAACATGGGTTTGATGTTCTGCCCATTGTTCTACCATAGATCTATAATCTTTTTTAAAGTACTTCTCTATTTCTGGAAGACTTTTAAGATTCTCAGGTTGCATTTGTTGTTGATACTCTTCTGATTCAGGATCTAATCCAGCTTCCATAAGATTAATCATCATCTTCTCATATGCATCAGATAATAATACTTCTTCTACTTGCTGTCTTTTAGCCTCTAGTAATTCATTATATGAGTTCTCATCAACAGTTCTAAATGTTATCTTAGAAGTTCTTTTAGCAAACTCTGCCACCATAGTATTGATGACATTAGGAATAATAGGATAAAACTTAAGTTCTAGTGCTGAGTTATCTTGTTTAGTAAGTACCTCAATAAGATCAGCATATTCATTATCTTCTTCAATAATGTAATCTGTTTTATCTATAATACCTTTTGCTAGTTTATAATTCTTCATTAATCTTCTAGCATTTCTTCTTACCTGCTTTAGACCTTCCCACTCTAGCCAGTCTAAGTTCCATGCTCCCCACTCTTCATCCTTTTTCTTTTCTGGTAAAAATTGAATAGGCTGATTCAGAGTACCCATCCGGTTATACTCTGCCTTAGCTCCATTCTTTAATTGCATTGCGTTATATATCTGCATACTATTTAAAGTTCTTAAAAGGTGATTTTGGTATCTTCATGTTACTAAAAGGACTACTAGACCTACCTAGATGTCTAAAAGGTCCTCCCGTAAATGTACTAATTTTTTTAGAATTATCCAATTTTTGGGTACCAGTGTTTTCATATCTCTTCCTAAACCCTCTATTAGATTCTTGTATTCTTACAAAAGCTACTAATGCACAGAATGCTACAAGTCTATCCACGTTAACACCATCTTGGTAAGCTTCCATCTCTACAAGTAACATATCATCAGGTATTCTTTCAATACCATATTTTGTTTTAACTATGGTACCATCTGTTTTAGTTTCTACATCTAGCTCTTCTTTAAGAAATTCTATGGCATAAGATAATAAGTGAGTCTTAAATATAGTACCTGTATTTTTCCATCCATAGTCCTGGTATACATTTTTATTTGCTCCAAGGTCTTTAAGAAACATAATCTGATCCTTAGGAACCAGATACTTTTGTTTTCTTTTAGCAATCATATGTTGTAAGAACAAGCTAATGTTATTTTCTACAATAGCCCAGGCATTATAAATCTCAATAAGTAACTCTAGTCTTTCATGAGTTCTGTTTATATCATCAAACCTACCACACCAGCATGCTACAATCTTACCTTGTTCTATAAAGTTTTCTATCTGTTCTCCATTATTTCTTGTTACTTCTATAGAGTTTTTATAGATATAAATAGAACAAAGAGACTCAGAAGTAGTTGTCTTACCTTCAGCCACTGGGTCAATAGAAGCATAATACATAGCAAACTCAGGACTAGCAACAGGTCTTTCCCATACAATAATTGCTCCTTCTTTATCTTCCATATTTTTCTTAACTGGAAAATCTCTAATAGGTAGCTTATTAGTAGTCTTAAATTCAGGTTTACCTGATGCATCTTTTTGTATATCCAATAACTCATAACCATATTCTTTATCAGCTATCCTTTGTCTTTGAGCTTTAACTAAGTTCATAGGAAACTTAGATACTTTTCTATAAGCAAAAGCTTCTTCTATATTTCTAGGATGCTGTGATATTCTTAACTGATATGTTTCTGGACCTAGGTCTTTCTTCCATTGTTCAAACTGAGAATTAAGTGCTTCTAATGCTTCTTCTACTTTAGAGTTACCATATTCATCTATGTATGGTGGCATAGACCATTGTTCAGGTATAAATAATGCAGATCTTCCTTGAGTACCTTTAGAATCTATTAAGTTAGTTTCTATATCAAATATATCATTAGCAGCAGGATTAAGCACCATTTCTTTTAATGGTTCACATTGATCTAAGTCTCCGACAGATCCTGCAGCAATAAACATACCTGTAGTAATCATACCAGACTTCATAGCAGGTTTAATATACTCATATGTCTGATCCATCTTAGGAGCAATACCAGCCTCTTCATGAAAGAAGTATTTACAAGGACCTCCTACTCCATTTGTAGGATCTTTCTCAAAAGACATACCTTGTATAGTACCTTTTAATCCTAGTTCTGTTTTACGGTTACCTTTTCTTACCTCAATCTTCTGCTGCCACATCATTACTTTATCTGGTGACATAGGTCTATACCATGCAGTGTGTTGATTAAGAAAGGCTGCATATTCATTTAAGAACTTCCAGGTACCTTTCTCATTGATATAATCTTTAAGACTAGCTCCCATCTTTAGAGTAATACCCTCTTCAAACCATATCTGATTTATAAGTTTACCACCATGAAAGTATGAGCTAGCTATCTGACGTTTTTTTAATATAGCTGAATGTTTAAAATGTAATTCTGCTAGTATTTCATATAGAGCCATATGATACTGAGCATCCCTTACTTTAGCAAATCCATATAACTGTTCTTCTTTATCAAAGATAGGTAAGAAGTTAAGCCACATGTAATAGTCTCTTGTAAGATACCAGATTTTATCTTTAGACTTAACTATTATACCTAATCTGCATTTATTCTTTTGATCATTCCAGTAAGCTATAAAGTCTTTAGATTTAATTGGTGCAGCACAATAAAACTTCTGTTGATTAAATATTCTAGCTTGTTCATTAAAGATAAGAGTATCTTCATTAAACTCATACTTACCTGGTTCTTTAAATAAGGGTATAAGAAAATCTCTAAACTCATCTTTAGAATCAAAAGATGTAGTAGTCCAAGTACCATTATCCCAAGTAGGTATTATAAGATTACTCATTCTTCAAATATCTCTCCTTGATTCTGTACTAAGTAGAAGTATAAGTCTTCTATTCTAGGACCATGTAAAACAAACTCTCTATCACCATTGAAGAATGCTGCAGAGTGTTCTCTTTTAAATGCATACCATAAACTGGTATAAGGACTGAAGTGAAACACCCAGTCATGTAAAAATTCATTTTTCATATCTATTAATATTGATCATATGCTAAATCTTGACCTCCTCTGATTTTACTATTCTGTTCATCTTGGAGATCTTTAAATACTCCTTTATAACTCTGTCTTACTTCATTAAACTGTTTAGCTAATGCTAGTATCTGAGTTATATTACCATCTTTACCATCTCTCATATGAGCTGTTTCTAGATAGTAAGCCATATTATCTAGTGCCTTCTTAATACCATTATAAGCTCTTGATGTTTCTGTCTCATACATTTTAGTACAAAAAATAATAGCTTCTGGTATACCATCATCTTCTGTAGAAAAATCAGCATCTATTTCTTTAAGTATTAACTCTTCTTTTTCTGATTGTATAAGATGAAAGAAAGGGTTAAAGTCTGGATTAGGGCAGGTCATATAGAATATATACTGGTATATCTTAAGATAGTTATCAGGATAATCATCCATAATCTTCTTAAGTGTACCTAGAGTGTGACAATGTTCTGTAGGTATTACTTTACCGTTTTGTATATCAAATAGTCTTATCATCTTCAATTTTCTTTATTTCATAATAGTAACTGTTAGAGTCTTCAGATACCCATTTATCAGATTGTGCTTCTACAGATTCTATGTGTGTATCTACTTTAAATGTAGAAGGATCTACAGGAAATTGCTTAGTTACCCAGTTAGAATCTTTCCAGTATATTCTATTATTAGGTTGACATAATAAGTAACCATCATCAGCTATTAGAATATGACCACATTTATAATCTGATGCTTCATCTGAATAAGGATTTCTATACCAGTCTACAGTCATTAAATATGTAGCCCATACTTTAGTTCCATCTTTTAGAACTACTTGACATCTCTTTTCATATAGATAATCATAAGTAATAACTGATACATTTTCTGAGAAACAATCCCATAGTTGTTTATAATGAAAAGGTATATCATTTTCTGGTATTTCTATAAATATTTCTGATATAGGTACTCTAGATCTTAGCATACCATAATCAGTCATAATATGAAAGGTTAGTATCTTACCAGCTAAAGATTGTACAGCAAAAGCATAAGCTTTATGATATGTATCATTATCAGCTTCATTTTTAGTAAAGTGAGATGCTCTTACATAACACTTAAACAATTCTATATTCTCATTTAGTTTGGCCATTCTCTTTAAGATAATTAATTAAAGTTATAACTTCTTCTTTTAAGTAAGGTACATCATAGGTTACTACATCTTCTATAATAGGATCATGATTAGCATCAAATCTTAGTATACGATTATGATACTCATCTGTTCCATCTGTAGCAAAAATAATATGTTCTATAGTCATACTACCATACTTAAGTTTAGGATTATGTTTAAGTATGATGTACATATAGATAGAAAGTTGCAAAGCATAATGATAAAAGTTACAATCATCTAAGTGTTGTAATGGTGACTGCATCTTTTTACTTATACCTTCCCAGTTAGTATAACTCTCAGTCTTAATCTCTTTGTTAGTCTTATAGTCAGATACATGTACAAAACCATCAATAACTTCTACTCTATCTGATTGACCACAGATACCTGCAGACTTTAAGTATACCATGTGTTCAGGATATACTCCATCAGTTAGTTTTTGATTAGGTGCATACTTAACACCATCTTTAGTTATAGGTCTTATAATAGGTACTTCTTTACCCTTTCTAGATATTGTACTAAACTCAAGTAGATCTGCTTCTCTTTGATCATGATACCAAGATCCTAGATTGATAGCTTTTTGAGCTTCTCCTTCCCAGGCTAACATAATATCATTAGCAGTCATACCATACCACTTAGACTTCTTATTCTTAGAAGACTTAGCAGCTATAGCTTCTGCATCAAACTTTTCTTTAAACTTGGATACTACAGAAGTAACACTGGTCCATTCAATGTTTTCACTGTCTTCTATACTTTTATAAGTATGTGACTGAGGTATAAAAATTACTGACATATTTATAGAGTTAAATTATCTTCTTCATCTTGAGTTAGGTAGGCATCCCATTTATTCTCAGGACAGCTAGATGATAATGATCTAACCTTATATGATAACTTACATCCACATAAACCACAGCAAGGTTGAGATCCAGGAAGTTCACATTTACTTCCCACTGTATCTAGATTAGGACAATGATTACATATACCCAACCTTTGTTCAGCTATAACCTCAACATCTTCTTTCTTAAATACAGAGTTCTTGATACCCTCAAGAATCTGTTCCCGGTTGCTCCAAATCTTTTTTAAGTTCATCTCTTTTTTTATAATACTCTACCATTTTTGTATAGTCTTCTGTGTAGTACTCCTTAGTCTTTACTAACTTCTCTAATACCTTTTTAGTATGATCATACTTAGCAAAGTTACTAAATGAATTAGGTGGAGTATTATCCAGATAAGACACGTATTTATTTATATACTTATCTAGCTTGTTTAAAGATACTACAAATGTTCCAAAGTTATTAAGGTATAACCTAGGATATGTTATATCTTTCATATTAGCTCTAACATTTTTCCAATAAGAAGTAATAACTGCTTCCACTAGATCTTTATTAAGATCATTCTCCTTACTAAATTCTTCTATAAGTTTACTTACCTTCTTGGGGTTCAATTCTAATAATTTTTAAGTCCAACAATATATTTCCTGAACTCTGTATGATAACTGCAGGATTAAGTTTCAATCTTTTTTTTGATCTACCAATTTTAAATGTATTAATTAATCCTTTCTTTTCTAAGGTAGCTAATGCACTTCTGGCAGACTGACTATTAGCAAAGATTTTTTGATCTGCAGCTTTATCACAGAATTCACCTATCTCATCTTCTGATCTAAGTGCCAAGAGAGTAAGACACTCAAGATTCTGATCTGTGACCAGGATCTTGTTAAGATAACAGTAAAGATGGATCTGGAACCTTACAATGTCCCAGAGCTCCATCCTTATGTTTTTCTTCACTTGATTAACTAAAGCCATATGTTGGTTTTACCAGCTTAGTCTTTCTTTAGTTTTCTTTTGTTATCTGCAGGTTCTTCATCTCCTTCCTCTGATGGTGGAGGAGCCATGATCTGTGCTTTTCTAGCCATCACAGTCATACTCTTTAATTCCTGCTCTTCAATGTTAGCTACAAGTGTTTCATACTCTAGCTTAGTTTTTAAGAATGGTATCATCTTTTCATAATACTCATTATCAGATTGGATTCTTTCTAGAAACTTGTCATATACATTGCCAGTTTCTGTTTTGGTTTCTTCAGACATAAATTTAATTTTAAAATTTAAAGCTAAAGTATATAAATTAATTTTAAAAAACAAAATATAAACAAAAAATCCCAGGTTACCCCAGGATCTCTTGCATCAAAAAACACATTTAGAGCGAATATCTTATGATTTAAACCATGTTATTAATCCACTTACAATAAGTGAAACTACAGCAGAAATACTTGTACCCACCTTAGTAAGACTAGACTTAAACTTTTTAAGTTCTCCCATATCTTTAATAACTCCAGGGAAACCATTATCAGTATCTCCATACATACCTCTTTCAACCTTCTCAACTCTATTTTCTATATGGTCTAGTTTTCTAAATAGTCTATCTTTTTCTTCAACTGTTAGGCTCATGATTATCAGTTTTATCTTCTACTGCAAAAAAGTTTGTTAGGAACTTTCCGGCTACACCTGTAATTAGAGCTACTATAGCAATCCATTTAGACCAGTCTTCCATTAATGTAAAGCCTACTAAAAAGGTAGAGATTGCAAGACTAGTATCTCCAATCTTTCTCCACTTCTTAGGTGTAGGTAATGCATAATAGTTACAGACCTTCTTAAATTTCTTTCTCATATTTACAAAAATTTGAAGCCAGACTTCACTATTAATATAGCAATTTTATACATACCAACCAAGGCTGGTACTAAAATAATTCCTAAAAAAATCCATACCCAGGCAGGTATATATTTCTCTTTAACAGTGTTTATCTTTTCAGTGTAATCTTTTATCTGTTGTTCAAACCAGGTAATATCAATATCCTTAGCTTGACATTCTGCTATTAGTCTACCATATGCATCTTTGTATAGTCTTAGTTCTGCCCTACCAGTAGTATCTTTTATGATCTTTACATCTTTAAGATACTGTATAGATTCTAATGTAAGAGTATCACGGATAATAGCTCCAGGTATAACTGAATCTCTTTTTACATAAGTAGTTTCCCGGATTTCTTTAATCTGTGGAGGAAATCTTTTAGTACATTCTTCTTGAGTAATACAAGACTGTAGTATAACTATTAATATGATTAGGATATATTTCATGGTATTTCTGGTCTTGGTTTATAATCTATAATAGGTAAATTTTTTACCCAGATAAACTCAGAATTAGTACAATACTCCATTTCTTCAAGAGATATAATCCAGTTATCATCTATATCTTGGATAGGGTTAAAATAAGAATCATAGGTATATTGTTGACCTATTAATAAATCTTTTTCCTGTACTGTTAAAAGTCCTACTTGTGTCA